GGCAGGGATGCTCCGGTGATCAAGACGTGGAGACTGAACAGGTCAACCTTCACAATCACCCCGGTTCTATCCAACGGCGAGGAGATAGAGCCGGTGTGCATCCGCTCACTCTTCGAACAATACAACGAGGAGACCAGCCGTGGCTGACAGGGTCATCAACGTGATCACCGAGGCGACCAATTTTGACCTGATTTCTCTCGATGAGTTTAAGGTCTTGGTCGGCATCCATCCCACCGACACCAGTCAGGACCAGGTGCTCCAGGAATACATAACTCAATACTCTGACGTGATCGCGACGGTCTGCAACAGGGTATTCGCATACGAAGAGGTCAGTGAGATTTGGCGGTGTGTGAACCACGACGATACGAACACCATGACCAGGTTGTTTCTCAGCCACTATCCGCTCGACCTGAGTGCCGCATTAACTGTGGAGAGTCCGACCGGCTCTCTGCTCGATCCATCCAGCTATGCGATCGAGAAGAAGTCTGGGAAGATTGAGCTTTTGGAAACATATACCGAACCGATCACTGTGACTTACAGCGGAGGTTATAATCTGCCCGACGAGTCCCCTCCTGCGCTGAAGCAAGCCGCCGCACTGATGGTGCGAGAAGGTCAAGCCTTGATGAACAGACTGGCCGTGATCGGAATACGAAGTATCTCTCACAAGGACAGTCGCGTGATGTACTATGATGCCAGCCAGCAGGGTAAGGGTCTGACAATCTCCGGGATCATTGGAGGGGCGACCAATAATCTGCTCATGCACTATGTGAGGCTCGAGGTCTGATGCTGGTCGTAACGCTGGACGTGAGTGGCTTGGTGGCGAGGCTTGAGGCTATGTCCAAGAAACTTGAAGAGTTTCCCAAGCACATGGCCGAAGAGTTGACCGCTTGGCAGACTGAGGACATGCGTCGCCGCTTTCCAAACACAGAGATGCCGGATGAAAATTCTGTCGAGACCGACATCTGGCCGACCTCGAGGGTGGTCGAGCGGGACCAGAAGAAGATCAACAAGATCATCAGGGCTCGCAAGAACGCCGGAGGCAAGGCCTTGGGCGTCTCTGGAAAACCAATCGCCGGACACCACAGACCAATCTTGAGACCCGAGCTCTATGAGAAGTTGGTCAAGCGGATGGATGAGCTGATGGCGAAGGAGTTGTCATGGCGGTGAACTTTTCAACGCTGGTCTATATGCCGACCCAAGAGGTGTTCGGTAGGCCGGTGAACTTCTCGTCCACACTGGGCAACTCGTTCTCCGGAGCCGGCAGAGGCATCTATGACAGCCGTACTCTGAACGTCTTGCTCGAGGATGGCAGCATTTTGTCCGACCAGCAGACCATCCTCGACATCAGGACCAGTGAGTTTGGCGTCTTGCCGGTGCAGGGTGACGTGATCGATATTCCCCCCGAGCCAATATCCGGACTGCCGGCGCTTGGTATGTACGAGATAACGGACGTGTTCCACAACGGTGGAGGTGAGGTCACGCTATCGTTGAAGAGATACTCATGATAACAGAGACCCAGACCCAGACGTTGGATATTCGCGACGCGATGTACAACATCGTGACCGCCGATCCGTTCTTCGCTGGCTATACGTTCCGTAAGACAAAGATGCTGCCCGTCCAGACCGACCTCATTCCGTACCTAGGCGTCTATATCGCGGATGAGATCATGGTGCCGGACGGAGACGCTAACGCTGGGTGCATACGCTTCAACCATACTTCTCGGATAGGTTTTTCTGTAGTTCAAGCCAATAATAATCCAGTCACGTTGGAGCAAAGTATCGACGCCGCTTGTCTGAAGATCATGGGCCTGCTCTGGACGAACATCAAATTAATGAACGTGCTCCATAACAACAATCCTGACGGAGTGGGCATAGAGGGTATCGTCAGAGGATCGAGAAAACACGTCTTTGGGTCCACTGGACTGAACAACGAGACACCATTCGCAGAGCTTCAGTATGAGGTGAGTTGCTTCACGCGGAGTGAGTGGTATCCGGACATCACCGACATGTTGAATGAGATCGATGTGACCACCGGAGTCAAGGCGGGTGATACCCAGGACGAGATGGACCAACGCCAGCAGGTCACGGTCAAATATATGCTGGATGTGTTACGAGCAGCAAGGAGGAGTTAGTCATGGTTGACGTGAAGACGGAAGTTATGACCCCTGGCCAGCGAGCGAAGGCGCGCTTGCAGAGGGCGAAGGACATGAAGAAGATTGAGGGTGTTCGCGTACTCCCAAACAGCGGTGAGGGGTTCACCGAGGAGCAAATGCGTCGCCTGCTCAAGCATCCCAGCGCCGGTGGCTTCCGCAGCACTGGAGACATCGAGTGGCCCAACGATACCTTCACCAAGCGGAGGTTGAGGGATGGTTCGATCAAACTGGTCGAACAGAAGAGTGATGGCGAGCAAGGTCGGTCTCGCCAAGTCAAGCAACAGGAGGGATAATCCATGCCCATCAGTTTCGCCAATATTCCTGCCAACATAAAGGTGCCTCTATACTGGGTCGAGGTCGATCCATCGATGGCAGGGCTCGCGTCGATCAACCTCAAGGCGTTGATCGTTGGGATCATGACGACCGACGGAGACGCGCCGCCTGACATTCCTATCCCGATCGGGAGCCAGGCCCAGGCGGACGCCCACTTTGGCCCAGGGTCCGAGCTCTCTCGGATGTTCCAGGCCTACTATGCCAACAACTTCGCCAACGAGGTCTGGGGTCTCCCGCTCGCTGAGCCTGTTGCCGCGACAGCGGCTACTGGGGACATCGTAGTCACTGCGCCTCCGACGGAGGCCGGGACGGTCCATCTTTATATCGCTGGCACTCACGTTCCGATCAACATCATGTCCACGGACACCGCCGACACGATCGCAACTGCGATCGCAGATGCCATCAATACGTTCACTGATACGATCGGTAATCCGGCGCTACCGGTGACCGCTACGGCTGCGACGGGTACGGTGACGCTGACTTCTCTGTTCAAGGGGGTCAACGGCAATGAGATCACCGTTCAGATGAACTACTATGGTTCGATAGGATCGGAGATGACCCCGATCGGGCTCGGCATTACTCTGCCGACCGGTGGCTTGCTCGCCGGTGGCGTGGGTACTCCGGTCATGGCGACCGGGATCGCTAACATCCAAAAGAAAGACTTCGAGTACGTCGCGATGCCGTACACCGATACCAACTCGCTGTTTGATTGGGACCAGGAGTATGGCTTCACTGATCAAGGTCGTTGGGGATGGCAGCGGCAGCAGTTCGGCCACGTGTTCAGTGCCAAGCGTGGGAGTTATGCCGCACTGATCGCGTTCGGTGACACGCTGAACAGCGGGGTGGAGAGCATCATGGCGTTTGAGATGACTACTCCGTCTCCGATGTTTGAGGTCACTGCCGCGTATGTGGCCAAGGCCCAGCGGGCCCTGATCAATGACCCTGCGAGACCCTTGCAGACCCTCGCACTGAATAAGATCAAGGGCTGTCCGCTCCAGGATCGCTTCGACTTCCCGGAGCTGAACAGTCTCGCCTCCAACGGCTTGGCCATCCAAGAGGTCGGGAGTGACGATCAGCCCATGATCCTGCGAGAGCAGACCACCTACCAGCTCAACCTCTATGGGATGGGCGACGATGCGTATGAGTTGGTCACCACCTTGGCGACTCTCGCCAAGTTGTTGCGCAACCAGAAGCACGCCATCACCAGCAAATTCCCGAGGCACAAGTTGGCCGACGACGGGACCAAGTTTGGGCCCGGCCAGGCCATCGTCACGCCCGGCATCATCAAGGCCGAGCTGGTCAACGAGTATCAGATGGACATGTGGAACGGACTAGTCGAGAACCTCAAGGCTTTCAAGTCCCATCTGATCGTGGAGCGTGATCCGAATGATCCCAACCGGGTCAACGTGCTGTATCCACCTGACTTGATCAATCAGCTCCGCATCTTCGCCGTACTGGCTCAGTTTCGCTTACAGTATGACCGAGGGATCGACGCGGAGATTATTGGCCAAGCGCCATCTCCGTACCAGGCTTCTTCTGGCGCTCCGTCATGAGATTACTCAACTCGAAGAAAGGAGACTAGACCATGGCACAGCGGTTCGCTGGCATCGCTTTTCTAACCGTGGACGGCACCCAATTGGCCCTCCGCGGAAATTTTACCGTAAGTCCAAGCGCCGTTGAGCGCACCATGATCGCCGGACAAGACGGCGTTCATGGCTACCAAGAATTGCCCCGAGTACCGTACATCGAAGGAGACCTGTCCACCGTGCCGGGTCTCCTGCTTGACGACCTCGAGGCAGAAACGGACGTGACCGTGATCGCTCAGTTGGCGAACGGTATGCAGTACACGCTCACCGGTGGGACTTGTAAGGCCGGCTTTGAGAATAACACTCGGGACGGTCAAGTGCGGGTCCGCTGGGAGGGCCTGGCCTGCCAGGAAATTTCAATAGCGTGAGGTGACACATGGCAGAACCACGAACAAACGGCGGCGGCGTGATCAGAGAAGGCTTCGTTGTACCGGCTCCTGAGGGACCTCTCTCGACCGAGCCACTCTCTGCCACTCCCCAAGAACCACTCCCATCGCAGATCAAACCAGAGGCTCCGAAGCCAGAGCCTCTGGTCAGTGAGGCGGATCGCTTGAGGAAGGACATCAGAGAGAGTGCCGAGAGTTGGCCGATCACGGTCCAGCTGCTCTATCGCTCGGTCAAAAATGACAAGGGCGAGGAGGTCTGGAACCTGACCTTCAGGGAGCCCAGGGCTAGTGAAATTAATCGCATCGGCAATCCCACCCGCATGCTCTGGGATGGTGAGATCATCATCGAGGAGCGCAAGATGACCTACATCATGGGTGCGCTCTGCGGCATCCTCCCGCCTCTGCTCGAGGCGATGGACCCGCGTGACTGGAACAGTTGTGCGTATCGTTTACGTAAATTTTTTTTACCCGATCTGCGGGCGTGGTGACTACCGTCATCGACGACAGCATGATCAT